GAACGCCCGGTATATGTCAGGGTCGCCTAATAAGCTTCTTCATATGTTCTACCAAAGTCTCCCCACGATGAGACTCTGGAAACGTTTTGAAGTACAACGTAAAAACATCTGTACCGTTTAAATGAACATACACAAGATAAATCAATAACACCACAAAATTAAATATCGCATCATTCGCATGTAAAAGAGATCTACTCGGATCTTTTACGTAACTGAGAAACGCAAATAGGATCTCCAACGCTATTATAAATATCTGCTTAGACCAGTGATAGTCGCGCTTGAATCTAATAGATACGAGGTACACAGCGACTCCAACCGCCAGTAGTAAAGGTAAAAGAGGTGAATAAGGATTAAAACCCAAATAGTATGATAAGGATAAAGCCCATAGCCACCAACTAAACACGAGACTCTTATTCCTCATCTTACTTTTTGACAAGATATTTAACTGCGACTTCAATACTTGGGTATACCTTACCGTTAAACTTCACACGTCCTGTGGATGAATTGTAATATCCGGTATACCCATTGAAGACTGCCCTGTGGATATTACCCATATAAAAAATACAAGATAATAATAATCAGCGGAGATGGGACTTTCGATTATCATGGGTAATATGTTTTCGGGTAAGACATCTGAACTGATTCGCCGCCTGAAACGTCTTAAGGTCATAGGTAAAAACATCCTCGTCGTAAATTCTGCAAAGGATACGCGATCACCGGATGAAGTGCTCAAGACGCACGATAACGTAAAGTTTAACTGTCGTAAGGTATACGACCTATTCGACATCATTTACACGGACGAATTTGATGAAGCTGATATTATCGCCATAGACGAAGCACAGTTCTTTCCACGTTTGAAAAAATTTGTAGAAAACGTCTTGATGATGGATAAGACTATTATTCTTGCCGGGTTGGACGGTGATTCGTTTCAACGAAAGTTTGGAGAACTGATCGATTGCATTCCGCTTGCATCGGAGGTCACTAAGCTTTCGGCTTTGTGTATGGTGTGTAATAATGGTACCCCGGGACCATTCACACAACGTAAAGTTGATGATAAGACACTAGAACTCATAGGAGGAAGCGACATGTATAGTGCTGTATGTAGAAAGCATCTTAACGCGTATTAATGAGTATACCCGAAACTATGAGTAGATACATATACATTAACTGCTCTCTCGTTATTTTATATTTCCATACCGGTACATTTTTTATGACTGCTAAACCAATGGTGAGTAACAAAATGTCTACAGGTATGCCGTATGATTTAGATAGAGGTCTAAATGTAGTAATCAATAGAAGCACTGAAAGATGTCCCAAAACGACGAGAAGTGTTTGTAACGATGTTTCCGTTTGAACAAATCTTTCATAAATCCCTATGATCATGATCGATACGAGGTGGGGAACTAAATTACCTCTAAGTTTTGGTAGAGATGCATATAGTATACCCAGTAATGGAATCATATATGTTGAAATATACTTATGTGATTTTTCGAACATCTTACTATACTGATATATTTAAAACGGCTGAACATCATCGAGCGTGAAGTTTTTACGTGTTAAAGGACTTTTAGCTGCCATCCCACCATCCACGAGAAGTTTAGCAATACCATCCCTGTCGTATACGTGCTGCACCTTACCATTGCGCATGTCTACGCCAAGAAACACGCGCCTATCTTTCTTTATATGTTTCGCAGCCCCGGCATTTGTGAAATTTTGTTTGTAGTATCCCTTCACATTAGTCTTATCAACCAACTTCCACCTTCTCGTCTTTTCGTTCCAGTACCGATGACCCGACCCACCGGGTCCCGCATTCATTGCTATTAAGGCTCGTTTTTGTTTCACGTACTTTTTTACCGTTGATGTGAGATCCCTTTTAGCTTTTTTTAGGCTTTTAGCGGGACTTCTGGTTACAACGGGACTTCCCATTTGGGGAAGATTATTGTTATTGCTGTTGCTGTTAACCCTTATGGAGTTATTTCCACTCGCGAGACGCATCTGGCGACCATCGCCGTAAACTCTTCGCACAGCGCGGCGCAATCCCAGACTATTACTGCTACTGTTAGAGTTGTAATTGGTGTTAGAGTTGGAACTGGAACTGCTTCTCGGTGGAGGTGGAGGACGTTCCCCAGCCGCTCGCAGTCTGCGAATTCTATCCGCCGTCATGCGCACACCACCTCGTAAACGCAAGACGAGATGAAGCGTCGACTCCTTTTGGATATTATAGTCTCCGAGGGTCCGGCCATCTTCGAGTTGTTTACCCGCGAAGATGAGACGCTGCTGATCGGGGGGAATACCTTCTTTATCCTGAATTTTAGTCTTGATATTATCGATGGTATCCGATTGTTCAACTTCTAAAGTGATCGTTTTCCCTGTGAGAGTCTTTACGAAGATCTGCATTTATATTAACACAGAAAATTTCTGAAATATAGTAGTGCGATGTTTCGTTCTCTCCTTGGCTCAAATGTTCACGACCCAGGTCCTCAGGGTGACTCTGGTGAAGGCGTTGCTGGTATAACTATGATATGTATCACATATCTGACTACTGCAGGGATTTTGGTTTATGAAAAGTTCTTTAAACCCAAAAAAATCCATGAACTTAACGAAGGTGACTTCATTGATGAAGAGAAAAATGAAGATATTACCGAAGAAGTTATGGATAAAAATACACAAGATCAATGGCTCGTACCAAACAACGATTACTCCACCTTCGTAAAAGGATGCCTTTGTCTAGGTGTTTTGTATTCTGTGTGGGCCTTTTTACTCATCTTGTCTGTCATGGGTACAGGTTTTAAACTTCTAGGTGGAAAAGACTCTGCGAAGATGTTTGATGTTGCAGATAACCCTATTTCTGGTTTAATGATAGGTATTCTCGCGACGGTGCTAGTACAGTCTTCCTCCACCACGACGTCTATCATAGTGTCTCTTGTTGGTGCAAACGAACTTTCGGTTCGTAACGCAGTTTTTATGATTATGGGTGCTAATATAGGAACATCCGTAACAAACACTATCATCTCGATGGGACACATGTATAACAAAAATGAACTCAGACGCGGCTTTTCGGCTGCAACCATACACGACATTTTCAACCTTCTCTCCGTACTCGTTTTTCTCCCGATTAACTGGGCTTACCCCGTATTTGAGAAACTTACATACGAAATGGTCAAAGACAAAAACGCCTGCGAAGGCGATTGTGAAAAGCAAGAGTTTTTGAAACCATATGTTTCTCCATATTCCAAGGGTATAGCCTCATACGATAAGAAAGTGGCTAAGTACGTCTCACAAGGAAAGTGTGATGACGGAAGATGTGATAAACCCCTTCTCAAAGACGGTCTGTTATATGATTGGGGTATGTCCGATGAAAACGCAGGTATTGTACTCACCATTTCTTCCCTACTCGCCTTATGTTGTTGTATTTTCAACATAGTCTACGCTCTTCAGATTATAGTCAAGGGTCCGGCGGCACGAATCTTGAAACGTGTCGTTGGCTTTAATGGATATGCTAATATCTTCATAGGCATGATTATTACTATTTTGGTACAATCTTCGTCTATTACGACATCCACACTCACACCCTTAGCAGCAGTTGGTCTCATCTCATTAGAAGATATGATGCCACTTACACTCGGTGCAAACATAGGAACTACTTTAACCGGCGTAATGGCGGCCACTGTTGTTACTTCTAACCCTGTACAGGCATGGCAAGTCGCCCTTTGTCACCTCCTATTTAACGTATGTGGGATATTGGTTTGGTACCCAATACCCAAAATGAGACAAATTCCACTTGGTATTTCAAAAAAATTGGGACAAATTACGAATAACTCTAACTATGGTAAAATTTTTCCGCTCATCTATACGAGTACAGTGTTCTTAATCATTCCAGGTATTTCATATGGAATCAGTTATGCTGTTCAGTGATTATAAACGGATAATACTTCAGCCACGGCTGGGTGACGCAACACATCGTCATCAGACATGTCTACATATTCTAAGTGGTCCATCTCCAAACAATCTACACGGTCAATTATATCTTCGAGTCCATTCCGGACGTGAAGATCACTCTGTTGAAGATCACCGAGAACGACCATCTTCGAATTTGTACCAAGACGCGTGAGTAACATTTTCATTTGATTAGGCGTCGAATTCTGCATCTCATCTGCAATAATAAACGCATTATCAAACGTTCTACCTCTCATGAATCCGAGTGGTTCTATATATACGCGTGATTGAACCTGATTATGGGTTAGGTATTTTTCAATGAATTCTAGCATAGGAATAGCCCATGGTTCCATCTTGCTCCCCATGTCACCTGGAAGGTATCCAAGATCTTCGTCCGCCGCTACTACTGGCCGAGTGCAAATGATCCTGTCGTATCGACGACGAGCTAAATTCATAGAAGCTTCTTGACACGCGAGAATGGTTTTACCCGAACCAGCTGGACCCGTTGCTATAGTTATAGGTTTCACGGTTTGAAGAGCGCGAAGGTATGTACATTGTCCAGGAGTTTTCGGAAATTGCATATATATTTATTTAAGGTTTTAATCTATAAGTATAGTAAGGATGACTGACTTCTATTTTGTTACTCTTAAAACCGTTGGTTCCGCGACTATACTCGATTCAAAAGCGAAGCCTAGATTTATTTGTTTTAAGGATAATAAAATAGCTCATGACTATGCTTCATACATTTCAGAGCATAGGGCTGAGTTTGGAAAATGGCCATGTGTAAATTTATCTGTGCAAGCACTTCCAGTAAAAAAGGCTGATCATTTTTTTCCGCAAGATGTCGGTGTGTATAAAAGTTTATTAGAGATCACATACAAATCCCGTGAGGACCTAGATGAGTTATCAATTGCGTCTGGTATAGAGTACTTTTACTGCCATTCATTCGAATACGATAGTGTCATGTCGTTTAGAATGACTGGACAGGATGTCGACGCCGTTGTTGACGAGATAGTATACAGGGAACGATTAGATTACAGTTTAAAGAATATGTAAGTGTATATTACAAAAGATGACGTTTGTATCTAAGTTCGACCCTACAAACGAATCGCATGTACTATGGTTACAAAAGGTCGACGACGCGATGGGAAACATCGTAAACAACGCGAAAAGAATAGATATTGTACAAATGGTAAATGACAATCCATTTGATTGTAAAATCAGGACTCCATTAGATTTTGCGGAGATACATTTTCAGCTCGCGATGAAATATTCGCAGGCCGTTTTGCGTGGATCGGCGTTTATCCCTGAGTCTTTTGTAAAATAAAGTCATTGTATTCATCTAGTGTAAAATCTTGTGGCTCAGAGTCTACGTCCATTCGCATTAGTAATACTTTACCCAAAACATTCTCTCTTTGAAATGGAGGTGGGAGTCTATTTTCATTTCGCTCCCGTTCAGCCCATGGATCTCCTCCCCTAACACACTTCATGATGACTACATCAATTTCAGGCCACTGGCCTATGAATGTAGCTGGCCCCTGTAATACTTTGAAAATTTCATTTTTTACAGGGTCTATATCTATGTCTATTTCTACCACGTCATCGAGTTCCTCGTGTATTAATACAGCTTTCGTCATTTACGATACACAAATAAAAAAGTTGTTATTAATATATGGAGATATCCTTAAAACTTGCGATACTTGTTTTGATTGTCGCCGCTGTGCTCATCGAATGCAGTGAGAAATATTATGTCGGGGTCACACATTTGTTACAGCTGGATTCGCACTGGAAAGGAGTCAGAAAGCACCCAAATGACGGTAACAGAACTAGAGATGCTTTCAATACATGTTCACCAGAATCTTTTGATGAGTGTGCTAGGAAAGCGATGCCGCACTTAAGTCGTTATTAATTTAATACAAAATATAAGATGTCGAGAGAATTTGTAACCAAGAGATTATCTGAGTTACTCGAACTACCCATAGATGATACCAAATGTATCAATCTCGAGAAATCTATTTATAATTGGGCGATCAAAAAATCTAACAGTGTAGGTGATACACCTGCGTCAGATAATCATCGCCATGTAAACCGTTATAAAAGTAAGTTTCTCGAGATTCAGAAGTGCCTTAGAAATTCTGACTCACTGAAGACGAGAATACTGGGTGGTCAATTGAAGACGTATGACGTTGTTAATACACCCCCTAATTTCTTATGGCCAGAGGGTCCCCTGGCGGATGAAATGAAAAAGAGTTTGGAGAGAGCTACGGTAAAAGAAGGCAATTCCATATTGAAAGACCCTGATTATAAAGGAGCGTTTAAATGTGGAAAATGTAAAGCGTGGAAAACTACGTATTACGAGATGCAGACGAGATCGGCCGATGAACCCATGACCGTGTTTATCACATGTCACCTATGTAAGTCTACCTGGAAATCTTAATTGCATATTTAGAGTCGGTGAGGTCCGTGTCCATGTCCCCTACTGAAATAATGTAGTTGTACCTGGATTGTCGCTTATACAATGACTTTCCTGAGGGAGGAGTAAATACTAATTCATCGTATGTAATATTCAACTTATTTAACTCTCTTTGAGTGCTTTCTACGTTAAATTGAAACCCTGGTCTCGCTGTAATAATGACCATTTTATAACCCATTTTTTGTAGCTGTAAATATAATTTATATACATTCTCCTTGAGTTTACCCGTGCTAGACTCAATGAGAGTATCGTCAATATCAAACATTGCCGCGTCATTCGGAGTTTTAGCGGGTGATATGTTCATTACTATAAAGCAAGAAAATGTTACTTTAAGAATAAAATAAGTAACTAATCAATGGAAGGTCAACTGATAGACGTTGAATACGAAGACGGGTTTTCTGAGATATGTAAAATAAAGACCGTACATCCCAACAAATATGACGTATATCCATTAGTGTTCCAAGAAGAAGAACTTGCTTATAAGTTTGAATACGATTCATTGCAATCTATACCACGTGAAGCTGTTTCTGGATATTACGATTCTGCGAGTCTCGAAGATACTGGACGTTACGTGCTGCGTTCGGACGGTATACACTACGATTGTTTAGACGACTCTGATTTTGATATGGACTATGAACAAGATCCAGACGACACGGATGAAACCGAGTCTGATATAAGTTTATATGACGAACAAGAATACGAGTTTGAATAATTTCTTCGCGTATTGTAAACCAATGTTCATCACGAAATCATTTGTAGAAACTGCAGTACCTTCTTTCGCAGCTCTCATTCTTATCGTTATCATCTTATTCCTGATAGACCATTTTACGAAGCCTCAGGGAGAAGGCAAAAATAAATAATTATTTTGTTTGCATAAGATAAAACACAATGGCTAAGGCTAATATATATAACAAGACTATGGGTAGTTTAGCTCTTATCGGACTGATTATAATCGTAGGTGCGTCTGTATACGGTATGGCGTATAAAGTGACCGGTGGTCCAAAGGGTCCTGAAAAATATGGCTGCGGGAAACATGGTAAGGAGGGCTACGCGACCAAATGTTGCGGAATGTAAACGTACTTAAACGTAGATCGCGTTGAATGAATAAGATGGCGCCGTATACACCGCCGAATACACATTATAGTCAAATGGACGTCTCTGAATATTCGGAGGATGACCTTTATAAGTTTATCGGTAAAAATGGTAAACGTTTTTATTGGCTGACCAAATTTCTTGATCTTTCGTACATATGGTATGATAAGGATCGCAAGGTTATTGAATTATGGGGACCGTACAGTTCTCTTCAAAACTTTCAAGCGCATCATGTGATTGGATGCGAGCTTGATTACTGTTGTGGTAGAGTTTAAGTAAAATAGACTTAAGTTAGAGAATAGTTTTGTTATATTAATATAAGATGCAGATAAGACCTGCTCGTCGTTTTCACCCCCCACCCACACCTTTTGTTCGCCCTACGGAAGGTGTAGTTGCTGATATAATCAATCATAAATCTTCAATTGAACGTATACCGAATAAAAAGTTTTCGGTGCAAAATGCTGATAATTATGTGAACGCGTTGCGTAAAAATTATGAGGAGTACAATGTACCCTTTAAAGAACCTGATGTTATTGAAAGTGTGTGTAGGTACCCAGAGCCAGTCCCACCAGAGAACTACGTCGACTTTTTGGATAAGGTTTATGTGAGATGGAACATACTAAAATCTGGAAAAGTAAGACTAAAGCTTGTTCCACATTTTCTTATCATGTGGGAAAATTACTATTCCAAGGGTAAAGCACCCCCTATTAAGACTATTATTGCGGCTTATAAAGCGGTTGGATATTCGGACGCATTCATTGATAAAATCCAAAAAAATGTAAAAAAGCGTGCCGAGTTTACGAAGAAAATCGCCATAGTACTCGAAAAAATATTTGATAAGTCTACTACCACAAGAAAAAAGACTGTAAAGCCAAAACCCGAACCAGTGGTTGATAAAGAAGAAGACGAGGCGCTCCCGGAGGAAGAAGAAGACGAGGATGATGATGCACCCGAAGAGGATGAAGGTTTTATGGAAGATGAAGAAGAGGAGGTCGAAGACCCGGCGATGGAAGATGTTGGTGTCGACGACTTTGATGAATAATGATACTTAAGTTAGAACTTTAATATAAAGATTTCATCATCAAAAATATTATGGGATACATTGCGTGGGATACGGAGACGTCTGGTCGACCTCCTAAAAATGTCGATCAGGTTACACCCGAAACGTACCATTTATTTAGTGGATGTAGAATGGCTTCTATAGCCGCTGTTCAGTTTTCATTACATGGGAGAGAGATAGATTCTCTCCATTCTATTGTTTATCCGGACGGTTTCGTATTGGGTTCACATTCAGAAGATACACAAGGAGCTACACATGTTCATAAGATTACACATTCGCATGCTTTACGCACGGGGCTACCTTTTATCCAAGTATACAAGAAATTTCTTGATTTTATAAAAAAATCGAGATGCACGACACTTGTTGCTCACAACGCAAGTTTCGACAAAAATGTTTTGTTCAGTGAATGTTACAGATATGGATTGTCTACAAAACCATTCGAGCATTTGAAGTTCGTGTGCACTCTCGATATGGCTAAGATGGCTTATTTGGACACGCCTGATAATAAATGCGAGACTTTGTTTAAACATATCACGGGTGAAGGGTTTAATGCTCACGACGCTTTGGAAGATTCGCGTGCGTGTGGGGTTATCTACTCGATTGTACGCGACATAAAGTTCAGATGTACATCTATCGGATTGGATACAATCAATATCAACGTATCGGATGTTCCGGCGATTTCGGGTGTAAATTGGTTCAAGAAACCTATAGATATCGCTAAGATCGTGATATCTAATAACTATCACCTGACTGACCGTGGTAGAAGGAGGGAGGAGATTGTTCACAGATTTCAACGAGAAAGTAATGTGGTGTATGGGATTATCGTCGATGCTCTTTTGTTTCAGTCTAAACGTATAAGAGACGTTGATAACAAGGTAAAGGCTGTATATGTTCAACTTGGCTTAAAAACGAATCTAAACGACACGAAACGGACCCTCATTTGTGAGTATATAAGAGATGCATTATATTCCAAAATTGGTAACAAAATTTCGGACAAGAAATATTACAAACGGGACATCTGCACCATTCAAGGTACAAAATATATCCTCACCGGGTATGTTGATAAGCTTATCACAGATTCACTTGGGAAAAGTGTAGTTGTTGATGTGACGGATCGGACTGATAGTAAATACCAAGGAATGACGGAGATTGATAAAGTTAGATGTCAGACTCTGATGCAAATGCTAAATGTGGACGAGTGTAGATTCGAGGAGCAAAGAGATACCGGAACTCATACCGAGATGCATGTACGAGATGACGATAAGTGGAATAACGTTATTTCACCCAAGCTGCTGAGATTCTGTGAATATGTGCACAGTAGGTTATCTAGATGATGTAATTTAAAGAAATGGTAATTAATTTTAATATAAATGTCCGAAGTAGTAAATAACCCCAAAAAATCTGTTATATTTGCTTTCCCGGGGAAGGATTATTCCGGCGATTTTCTAATGATGTGGTCCGATTGTCTCATGAAACTCAATGAACTTGGGTATAAAGTGGCTCTCGCTAATAATTATTCGGCTTATGTCCCGTTTACGCGTATGATGAATTTGGGACTGAATATTTTACGTGGCGCGGATCAGAAACCTTATGATGGTAAAATTGATTACGATGTATGGGTAACAATCGATTCGGATATTATATTTTCTCCCAAGCAGGTCATTGAGCTAATTGAAGATACCGATAAATACCCTGTAATTTCGGGAGTATATAGGATGATGGGAATGGATACACTTTCCGCAGTGAAAGAATGGGATACTGCATACTTCATAAAGAACGGTTCATACAAGTATATAGGTGTAGACGAGTTAGACAAGGACGTCAAGCATCATGAAGTTGTATATACTGGTATGGGATTCTTTGCTTGTACAAAGGAGGTTTTGGAAAAGCTTGAACACCCGTATTTCAATTATCCTCATGAGGAGATCCTGATCAATGGTAAAAATGTTATCCAGGTTTTCTCGGAAGACGTGTCGTTTTGTAAGAGAATTGTCGATGCCGGCTTTAAGATATGGGTGAATACAGATTTACGTGTAGGTCACGAAAAAAGAGTGGTTATATAATATGAATGTTCGATTAGTACTTGGGTTTTTCACATCACTTACAGCTATGGTATGGATAGATGTGTTCAAGGAAATAAAAGGGTATAAAAAAGATAAACCAACATAATATATATGAACGAAATTCAGGAACTTGAAGAGATTGAATCTACTTTCGGGCCAGGGCTTGATAATTTTATGGTAGCATGGTCGCAGGACATTAAAATATATCTACAGGCTATCGCTAAGACGCTATATTTTAGCATGCCCCTTTACACGATGAATACATTCAAGTGGGCAAAGGCTGCTCTAGTTGATGCTCCGTGTAGAGTTATGCTCGATGTAGACATAGAATATATTTCTATCAAAAGAAAGATGTGGCTTGAAAAGAACAAAGCCGACCTAAGTGAAACTAATGATGAACAAAAAACAAACAAAGAAGATTAATGGATTTTTACGTGAGTGTTTATTCTCACGAATTCGCTATTGCATTTTTACAAGCTACTGCACCCCTCTGTCCAGATATTCAACGTCGTATCTGGAAAGAAGTTTTGCACAACCCATACCCCATCGACCCTCCACCCGCACCCAGAAAATGGCCAGTTTACTCAAGAACCTCTACGACGCAATTACTATGCCCGCCGCGCAAGCTTTTCGAGGACGAGAATCATTAGGAGAAAGGATTGCAAAGGGTCAATACATAGTCGCGTATAACGACTGCAACGAACGGCGGGTTATACATGATTCGGGTGAATTTGCCCTAGAATTGCAGGAAGATATCCTCTTCAATAAAAGACAAGATTTAAAAGCACTCGTTTTGAAATGTGAAGATTTACTTACATATTTCAGAAGGAAGATTATGAGAACAAAGGGTCGCACCCCTGATAGGATATCTAAAGACGGTAAAATATCCCGCGATTTAGATAACCTGATAGAGTGTATTTATGATGAACTGGACTATGACAATGAAAATGATTACGAACATTTTATATATCGATACGAAGAATTCAAGGACTTGATTAAGAGGCATTCAACTTCGTTCAGAGACTTAAATAGGACTTAAGTTATTTTAATAAAAAATTAAATATGCGACGTTCATCGAGACACATTCTCCAAGAAACTGCACAACGCGTGAGAAACTCATTTACACAACCTCCTCAAACCATGGACAAATTTCACACACTCATGGCTCTTATCGATAAGAATGCTGAGGTTCTTCCCAACGGTGATTATCTTGAAATGGCTAATCTCCTAAAGGAAATTCGGGATAAGGTGAAACCTCCAAGTTTTCTTCTTGATCAAAACGAGCCGATGACGATGCCCGAGTACGAACCGACAAGTGGTATGCATCAGAATGTTACGATCGATCTCTCAGCATTGCACGCCGATTGGGCAAACGAACGTTATGCGGATTACGACGAAGACGGGGACGAAGATGATGACGTTTCCGAGCACCCCGGGTATAGGTTTAACACGGTTCCCGACACCTTAGACATCGATGAAATTCCCGATCACGTGTATAACGCGATCATGTCTTCAAGGGGTCCCGTGACCACAAGGCGTTTGAGTGAAGGTGATAGGGATTCGTATTATGAAGTGGTGTACCCTAATGGAACGACGTCTACATTTTCTCCCGAGAGAGCTCAAAATTTTGAAACTATTCACCGATGAGATCGATTTCTTTTTCATATGTATGCGACATGAGTATTGTTTTTAGGTCACGTGTAAATGTAATGTAATTTTTAGGGATGTCTCCCCATAATCGTTCGTTAGTTACAAACCCATCTATGTTTCCGTCCTCGAGAAGTGGCTGTAATAGCATCCAATTCGGTTCACTATATTTTATCTTTGAACACCCTTTTGCGAATTTCCTGGAGTATATATACCAAGCCGCAATACTTCTGTATATATGTATAGGACGTTTACCTTGCTCCAAGCACCTGCGTAGAGATGGTACTACGAATGTGTGAAACTTGGTAAACCCGTCCATACATATACGTTCTAGTTCATCGGCGTTAACTTTACTCGATATGCGTTCTTCTACTTGGTCGACGTATTCATAAACGTCAAAAGGAAGATCTATTTCTATAGACGGTATAATTTCTTCTGTTTGCAATTGTTTGAAGTGTTGTCGATGTAATTCATCGGACATCACTTCGTCAAACGTATTATATCCGGAAAGAACTCCTAAATAAGCTAACGAAGTGTGAGCACCATTCAAAATACGAATCTTACTTTCCTCGTATGGTTCGATATCATCCGTGATTGTTACTCCAACTTTCGTAAGATCTGGGAAATCGGAAGCGAATTTGTCTTCTATAACCCATTGTGTGTATTCTTCGGTTTGTACACATGTAAGTCCAAAACCTGGGAATATATCTTCTACTTCATACCTGAGTCTATCTGTAGTACGGGGTGTTATTCGATCAACCATACACGAAGGAAATTTAACGTTCTCCCTGACCCATTCAGCAAGTTCAAACTGATTTGTTTGGTATAAATAGGCTAAAAACTGACTTTCTAATACAAGCCCGTTACGCTGACTATTATCACAGGACATCACGGTTATAGGTGCGTTTCGATTTCGTAATCCACATGCTAGATATTCAAATAATGGAGAATTCGGTGCATATCCACTTTCCGTGACGGTTATGGTTACTAAATGTACTGATGGTAAAGTGAGCATATGTTTAGCGACCGTTCTATTCTTGGTCCAATCTAAATAGTCTAAATGTGATCGTACAAGCCTATAATTAGATGGTGTTTTGACGATATAATCGTCTATCTCCCTAAACCCCTCGTTCCGTAAATTGACTGCAACGATTCCCCATCGTAAGTCCCCCGTTTTCTCCATGTAATCATCTATGTAAACAGCCTGATGTGCACGGTGAAATGCACCGTAACCTATGTGTACTATTCCGGTTTGACAGTTGGACTTATCATATGTCGTTTTGTACATTACCTGAGTTAGTATAAGATTTTTTAATACACATTACTGCAATCAAGTTTAAAGAATACGACTCATTATGACGTAACGTTCGATGGAAGATTTAAAACAATTGATGCAACTTATAGACGAACATTCGCATACTTTGCCTGAAGGTGAGTATATGAAAATGTGTCAGAACATGAAAAATATATACCCCGTTGTTGAAAAACAACAAGAGAATGAAGTGTTTTCAGAACTTCTATCAAACGCTACCGACGACTTTGATCAGCATTTAACAGAGTTTTATGCAAATCCCTGGGGTTTGGATCGCCCCCATCAAGACGCTGATGTAGAACGTACTCTTCTTCACCAAGAGTTTCTTTTTATCGGTATGGAAATCAAAGAAAAAAAGAACGAATTGAAATTGCATAAGGTGATCCAGAATGTAACTCAAGCCGTGAAAACTAAAGCGGTCGAAGATTATTGTCGAACCAGGTTTTTGAGACTGTCTGAGTATACGTTTAAGAAACTAACAGAAACGTATCCACAGTGTTTTCCTTTTGATAACTATAATTCTACGTTTAACTGTACCGTAGAACAATTAAATATGAGATACACGAAAAGTCAACTAAAGCGTATCGAAAGGGAATTTTATAATAGCTATGTTAACAGGGAGAATCAATTAACCAGGGAAACTCGTCAGTCTATCTCTTATGAAATAGACGTCATGTTAAATAGAAGGCTATTCATAAGAGAAACGTATTCAAGATACGGTTTCGACCGAAACGGTCCCGTGCTTTTGCCTGATTAATATGTTTTTTTACACCACCACTCATTCGCTCCCGCAACTTCAAAAAGAAGATGTATCAGGGCGCCTGCTATGAAAAGTTTCCACATCAGGGGTATTTTACGCATCGAGGGTACCTTGGTAAATACCCAGACGATAAACATATTCATTAAACCTATTACACCCGCTTCTATCAGAACGTCAGTGATTGGTCTCATTTATTATTACAACCAGAAAAAAAATATCAGTAATCTATAAACGATATGAAGATCCCCAAGACCTTTACCAGCAAGCCGGCTTATTTTGTATACGGCATTATTCTTACCATTCTTTTTCTTTGGGCCACGAAGATGCTTAAGGTAGCCGAGGGTTTCGAGGAGAGCCCCGAGGCGCTTGAGAAGGAGCTCAAGGGGCTTCTTGATGAGATGGCTGAGGCTCCCGAGGTCCAGGGTCTGGATGACGATTCCGACGAGGACGAGGATGAGGAGGAGGTCGATTCCGAGGATGAGGAGGATGACGACTCCGATGTAGAGAGCGTTGGTCCGTCTCCCATGGGCATGTAAAAATTTTATCATCTTACAGTAAAGATGTCTGATAAGTCTGCTTTTTCAGCTAAAATTGAATCTACCCAGCCGAAGATAGTTGCGGCTCTTAAGGCGGCTATCGCTGAAATGAAACGAGTTCTTAAAAAAAGAGAAGAGTTTCTCTCCGTTCCCCCGGAGCAACAGAATTTACAGGCCATGAAAAATTTCGAAGGTGATATGATCAAAGCCATGGACATGGCTCAGAAAGCTATAAACCTTAAGGAATCGGTTAAACTTTTAAAACATTTAGATAAATCTATTGGAGAAACTAAGAAAATGAAAGAGATACAGGCGAGGCAGAGAGAACAAATGAATGCTCAGGAGGCTAAGGCTACTGCCCCTATCAATTGAGAACTGATATACGATGATCACTATCATCAAACGCACCGATACACTCCGAGGCGTTTAATGAATACACCTAAGTTAAATATATTTAGTTAGATTCTCATGATTCGAGATGAAATACTGCACCGTTCAAAGTTCAATGTCAAAGGGGGCACTGGTGATAGATAGTAACAGTCACATGTGTGCCGAACGACAATTGATACGTCGTTTGTATGTACGATGTTTAAAACAGGGATACAAATCACATCAATTTCGTGACTGGTTAATTAGGAAACATGGTCATCTCGTTATTCAAAGATCAAATACACTTGGAGACGCAAAATCTGTTCCGTGTGTCATGTGCAGAAAGATGATAGAGCGATACAATATACCATGGACTGCATACGATGGAAATAGGTGGGTGCACAGTCAACGAGACGTATGTTTACCAATTTCAAAACCGACTAATAAACAACGCAGGATTTTAGGGTTTGTAACAGAATGAGTATTATTTTATCATATAAATATAAATGGGAGCCATTTTATCGTTACTTGGTCTTGGTCAACCCCAGGAAGCCACAAAAAAGGTAACAGATTATGGTAAAAAGCTTGAAAAACGTGTAGCTAAGAAGCAGAAGAAAAATGTCGAAGAAACTAAAAAAGCCGTGATTGAAGCTGATAAAGAGGCTATCACTAAAAAGAAATCTATAGATGACGATCTAGATTTAGACGACATTGTTAAAGATTCTATGAAGAAAGAGGTAGACACAGAGACGACTGCGAAGAAAAAAATTATTGCCGATAACGCGAAAGTAACGCAGGATGCATTAAAGGCCGAGCGGGTAAAGAATGCGGCTAAAAAGGCTGATTTAGAAGAAAGACTGAAACTTCTTCAGGCACAGCGCGATGAAGCTATAAAAAAGCAAAAAGCAGCTGAAACTAGGGAAAAGGAAGCTATAAAGGCTGCTCAGGATGCAAAGACTGTTCGAAAAACCCAAGAAAAGGCTGTGACTAAAACTACCGCCTTCTTAAAAGATGCAAAAGCCGAGGAAAGGGAAGCGAAGAAACGAATGCGTGATATGCGAATGAAGTGTAGGAAGAAAGAAGAACGATCAACTAATGTATGCCGATCGGTCCGATTTTGTAATAACCCCATGAACGCGGTTCGTAGAAAGAGTGAATATAAGGCTAAATGCAAACCCCTGTTCAAAAAATTAAATGTGCCTAAATCCATGTTGAAAAAATTAGAACGGAGGATAAGAAAACTTAAGAAGTCGTATGATAGAAGTCGCTCAGGGTTCAGGCGTCCGAGATACGGTCCTCCAAAGTTCCCCGGGTTCGGTCGCCCGAAACGTCCGCGGTTCCCTGAGTTTGGTCGCCCAAAACGTCCAAGGTTCCCCGAGTTCGGTCGCCCAAAACGTCCAAGGTTCCCTGAGTTTGGTCGCCCAAAACGTCCAAGGTTCCCTAAGTTCGGTCGCCCAAAACGCCCAAGGTTCCCTAAGTTCCGTCCTCCAAAGTTCCCAAAGATCCCAAAGTTTGGTCATCACGGTCATTCAAAACACATTGAAGGAAAAATGGAAATTGTCCCCGGCGATGGTGGTGATAGGTCCATGAACCGATCATCGCTACCCCCTCCTTTTGGTGAATTTGACGTATTCGTTAAGCGTTTCGACAATAAGATGAGAAAGGGTATAGAAGATGGACGTTCTCCACGAGAACTCATTACCAAAAAAGATAAGAGAATTATTGGTATGGCTAAACGAGGCTGCAATGAATCAGAAGAATGGAGACAGAGAGGCGGAGATCTTTGTCGTAATGTAAATGAGATTGTAAAGAAATATAATTAAATGTTGATAGTTCGAAATAATAATAATTGTGTACATACGATGTTCGATTATAACGAAATGATATGTATCACATTTTTTTTATACCGTAATAGTAATGGGAGCTCTATTATCACTTTTTAGATCAGCTGCCCCACCAACTCCGCAGCAGGCGGTTGAGAAAAAGGTGGCTGATTATGGAAAGTCGTTGGATAGGAGAATAGCTAAACGACAAAAATCGATTGTAGAGAATACATCGCAGGCAAAAAAACAAGTTGAACAAGAAGCCGCTGATAAGCAGCAGGCGATAGAAAAGACCGTTTCAGACCCGGTAGTAAAGAAAGCTTTACAGGAAGAGGCGCAGAAAGTTCAAATGTTTAAAACGAGCCTGATCGCAAAACGTGCAGATTCCGATGAAAAGGTTCGACAGGCGGAACAGGCTAAAGCCGATGCTAAAAAGGCTGCACTTATGCAGCAGCTTAAACTTTTACAGGCACGTAGAGCGGAAGCGTTGAAAAAAAGGCAGGCCGCTATCGCAAAAGCGAAAGCGGCGCAAGAAGCCGCTATGGCGGCGGCACAAAAAGCTTCTGCTCAAACACCCGAACAAAAGGCCGCTGCAGAGAAAGCGATGAAAGAAAATGAAGCTGCTATTGCTGCGGCCAAAAAGGTTGAAGCGGACGCAAAGGCTGCTCGCAAAGAACAGGAAAAGAAGACAGCCGATGCGGAGAAAAAGTTGAATGAATCTGTAAAAAAGGAGGAAAAGGCACAGCGAGCCGCAGAGGAAAAGGATAGGAAAGATCGGGCAAAATACAACAAGCAAATTGCCGATGCTAAAGCCAAAACGGAAAAGGAGATTAGTGAAGGTAAAGCATTTGATAAAAAGGGTGCCGATTATCGACGCACCCAAGATGCTAAATCGAGGTCTAGTCAGAAATCCATGCCTGATAGTAGACAATCAGCTAAACAAACATGGAAACAGAAATTAGAAAAAAGGGAAAGAGAACGAAAACGAAATACAGCGAAGTACATAAGGCGTAGACTCACTAAAAAGGACAAAGATGAATTCAAAAAATGTAAGACTGTACACGCCGTTACACGCCCCGGGTATATGGGAACGTACTGCAAAGGCATCGTTAATAAGTTTATCAAGGCGCAGCTGGTACCTTCGAATGTGCTAATTAAAATGATAACGAAGAAGGTCAAAGGAATTGACTATCCCAAGTCAATGGTGGACCAAATGAAAAGAAGGTCTGGAGGCAGACGCAAACGCAAACCGTCCTCATCTTCACGCCAGCGGCAGTACGAAGCAGGAATGATAAGGAGATGTGGTAATCGGAACTATTTAAGACGAAACAAGCGTAAGTGTGAGAAATTCTTAAAGAAATTGAGGAGCAAGCTCGGTGGCGGGAAGAGACAGCACCTGAAGCGGCCATCCGGCGGGGGCATGAAGTTTAGAGGAAGAATGTACCCATTGAGTTGGTGGAAGAGATTGTGTCGACGCCCACGCTTTAAGCGTCGCTGGGGAACAAACTGCAGAAAGGCGGAAAGTGGGGGAGGCGGCTCGGCATATATGAGCCGCAGCCAAGCGAAGAAGATATTGAAAAAGTGTAGAAACTACAGATACAAGATACGAAACAATGCAAAGTGTAAGCAGGCGAAGAAGCGCTCGAGGCCATCAGTTACGTTCCCATCTGCAGCTGCAATTGCAGGCGCTTCCTGGAACAGAGCTAAACCTAAACCACCCCCCAAACGCAAGAAGAAATATCAGCTGCCGCGGTCGTATCGACCATCACCAACCCGCCGATCGCCCTCGCGCTCGCGCTCGCGTCCGATGTCTGCGATGCAAAGAAGGAGATCGAGAAGCCGATCGAGGGGTAGAGGTCGATGCTTTTCTCAATATACCAAGATAACATTGGCTTCGGGTGAAACCAAATGCATCAATGATATCCAATTGGGTGAACAGTTGGAAGGTGGTATTCTTGTCGATGCTACGATGCAGATTAAAAATAGAACAAACGATCCATTTTACAGGATAAAAAGTGAAGCATTAAATGACTACGTATACGTAACGGGAACGCATCATATACTCCACGGTGATAAATACATACAAGTATCGGAGCATCCAGATGCGGAGATAACTGATAAATGTGATACGATTCTCTATTGTCTAGTGACGAGTACTCACACGATTCCCGTGGGAGAAATTACATTCTGGGATTGGGAAGATGATCTTGTAAAAGCTTAGAATCATATTTGATAACTATAAAACACATACATATAATAGTATACATAACTACATTATTATACGTATGACTTTGCATAGGTATGGCCGCGACCCTTAACCTGTTATAATCGAAGCGTGATCCCATAAATACCCAACTTCTTCTTCGTCTAAAAAGAATGATTTATTTCCGTGTCTTATTTCGCTCAAAACATTGCTATAAGCACACCATCCTGCATCAAGGTTCCAAGATCTATCTTCATTGATGGTTATATATTTCTTTTTCTCGAGCATCATCTTAGCTATATCAGCTTTGAGTAAAATTCCATTGTACTCCATGGAAATTTTACATTGTGTGGGAGCGACACCCTTGTAATGAATGTTTCGAGCCAACTGATTTATTTTCGGTTCGACGAAACTGAGATCACGTAGAACATCTTTACGTGACCTTGATGTATGCTTAGCGATTATGGTTGCAAACAGTGTAACACAGTGACTCTGATACATATCGCCGATTATACCTACGGTATCAAAATATTGTATTCTTTCGGTCATATCGGCATCTTCGTGAAGGAAGATATTTATGGACTTTAAGTCTTTGGGTGTCCACATGTTACACAGTACATCCTTGGCTAAATAATGGTCAGTGTACAAAACCTTTAGATTATTGGTTTGTATAAAATCTTTTATTCGTTCGAAATCGTACTTAGAATGACCATGTGGTTTTTCAAGAATATATGTGGGATCGATCATATCGAGGTAAGGTTCGACAGCTTCACAGAAGTTATGGGTAGGAATCGACATGTATGCAACCACATTTTTCGTATCCTTCAGATGGTGTAAATCGAGAATCTCCTGACGACTGACTGGAGTGTATGGACAGTCGATTCTTTTCAGAGCGGGTATAATTCTGGTACGAGCTAGGTGACCCCTAGCACCGAAAACTAGACAGTGATTCATGCACACACTAATACTTTATTGGAAATTATTTCGACATAAACATGTACGAAATTTGGGCATCGAAAATTTACCCACGATTTGTCTCCTGGAGAATTGCGAAAAAATTGGCCAATTTTTTTTCTTAGCTATATATTGAGGGAAGATGAAAATAAAATTCGCAAGATGAAAAAATAGCGGTAAAAAAACTCA